TTTAATAATGAAGCAAAAATCAAACTTACCCAACTGATCAATGAAGGCATGGCTGTCATGCAAGAAGTTGAGACGTTGAACGAGGGTCTTACTGATACGGTAAAGGCTATCGCAGAAGAACTTGAGATCAAGCCAAGCATTCTCAAGAGGGCAATTCGCACAGCATATAAATCACGATTGGGTGAGACTAATAAAGAGAACGAAGAACTCAACACCATCTTGGAGACTGTTGGGAAGACATTGTGAACGATATCTTTGAAGGTATATTCGATTGGATCCGTGAGGATTACAGGTCTAATCGATTTCGTTTTGTCGTGGAAGTATTGGCATGGTTGATCAGTATAGGCTGTGCATTGATCATGGCATTGACAGTACCCAATCCACCTTTATTGTTGTTATACATACTGTGGATAGCAGGGTGTGCTATGTATGCATGGGCAGCATTAACCCGAAAAAGTTTCGGCATGCTGGCTAATTATGTATTATTGACTATGATCGATAGTGTTGGTCTAGTGAGGTTATTAGCAAATTGAGTTACGTTGACGCAATACACGATAGAGATAGTGATAGGATATTCATTGTAGAGCGACAGCCTGACGGCAAGCGCACATACAACGAGTTTCCTGCCAACTATACCTTTTATTATACTGATCCCAAAGGCAAGTATCGCAGTTTATACGGCGATAGCGTAAGCCGTTTCAGTACACGCAAGCGTAGTGAGTTTGAAAAAGAAAAACGTATACACAGCAATAAGAAACTGTATGAATCGGACATCAACGTGGTGTTCCGCTGTCTAAGTGAAAACTACTTAGGTTGTGAGCCTCCAAAACTCCATACATGTTTCTTTGACATTGAGGTAGACTTTGACCCTGAGAAAGGATTCAGCCCTACCAGTGATCCTTTCAATCCGGTCACGGCTATCTCAATGTACTTGGATTGGCAAGATACACTAGTTACATTGTGTGTCCCGCCCAGACACATGAGTACTGAGACTGCTCAGGATATCATCAAGAAGTATGAAAACTGTTTGATTTTTAAATCAGAGAAAGAAATGTTTGATACTTTCTTTATGTTGATTGAAGACGCAGATGTATTGACTGGCTGGAACTCAGAAGGATACGATATACCCTACATGGTCAATCGTGTGACGAGGGTCATGAGCAAAGACGATACACGCAAATTCTGTTTGCTTGGTCAGATGCCTAAGCCAAGAACATATGAACGATTCGGTAAAGAAGAAACAACATATGATCTAGTTGGTCGTATTCACATGGACTATCTACAGTTGTATAAAAAGTACAATTATGAAAGCCGGCATAGTTATAAACTAGACTCTATCGGTGAGATGGAGGTAGGTGAAAACAAGACGCAGTACGAAGGTACTCTTGATCAACTATATAACAAAGACTGGGAAAAGTTCTTAGAATACAACAGACAAGATACGATGTTGCTTGTCAAGATTCATAACAAACTTAAGTTCCTTGACCTTGCTAATGCACTGGCACATGAGAATACTGTATTGTTGCCGACTGTAATGGGTTCCGTGGCTATGATTGAGATGGCTATCATGAACGAAGCGCATGAGCGCGGACTCATGGTTCCTGATAAGAAAAGAAACAGTAGTGATAGTGAGATGGCGGCCGCTGGTGCATATGTCGCTGTTCCTAAGAAAGGCGTACATGAGTACGTGGCTGCTATCGATATCAACAGTCTGTATCCTAGTGCCATTCGTTCATTGAACATGGCCCCAGAAACAATCGTTGCACAAGTTAGACAGACATTGACTGAGAAATATCTGACCGACAAAGCAAGAAATCTTGCTAGCGAAAAGCGCAACTATGACAAAGACGATGACCTTGAGATGAGTTCGTTGCTCTGGGAAGGTTTGTTCGGTACACTAGAGTATGAAGCCATCATGAAGCAAGAGCGTGGCACTATGCTTACTGTTGACTTTGAGAGTGGTGAAAGTGTAGAGATGAGTGCGGCAGAAGTATGGAAATTGATCTTTGATAGCAACAAGCCATATATTCTTAGTGCTAACGGTACGATCTTTAGATCAGATAGTGAAGGTGTGATTCCCGGTCTACTCACACGCTGGTACAGTGATCGTAAAGATATGCAAAAGAAACTCAAACAATCTACTACTAAAGAAGATATTGAGTATTGGGATAAGCGTCAGTTAGTTCGTAAGATTTTGCTTAACAGTGCATATGGTGCATTGTTGAACGAACATTGCCGATTCTACGATAAGCGCATTGGTCAAAGTGTTACATTGAGCGGGCGACAGATCGTTAAACATATGAGTGCGCATATCAATGAAATCATAGCAGGCACTTATGATCATTACGGTGAAGCGATTGTATATGGTGATACTGACAGTTGCTATTTTAGTGCATACCCTATTCTGAATTCGCAAATACAGAATGGTGAAGTAGAGTGGAGCAAAGAACTTGCAGTACAACTCTATGATAATGTTTCGGATCAAGTGAATGACGGCTTCCCTAGTTTCATGGAACGTGCATTTCATGTACCTCGCAAATTGAGCGTGATCAAGGGAGGTCGTGAACTTGTAGGTGATCGTAGTCTGTTCATCACAAAGAAGCGTTATGCTATCAATATCTATGACAAAGAAGGCAAACGCCTTGATACTAACGGCAAGCAAGGTAAGATCAAGGCTATGGGCCTTGACTTGAAACGAGCAGATACTCCCAAGTATGTGCAAGACTTTTTGTTTGAAGTGCTTGAGATGGTCCTTGCAGGTAAGACAAGAGAGGATGTCATTGAGCGTATCAAGCAATTCAAGATCGAACTTGGTAAGCAAGATAGTTGGACTAAGGGTTCGCCCAAGAGTGTCAACAACTTGACTACATATGGTGATCTTGAAGCAAGTAGTAAGACAGGCAAAGCAAATATGCCCGGACACGTTCGTGCGGCATTGAACTGGAACTATCTACGCCGTGTAAATGGTGACAACTATAGCATGAAGATGGTCGATGGCATGAAGGTGGTGGTATGTAAACTAAAGCCTAATCCATTGAACTTTACAAGCATAGCATATCCCACTGACGAACTAAGATTACCAAACTGGTTCATAGAATTACCATTCGATGATAGTGCTATGGAAAAAACACTAGTCGATAAAAAGATCGATAACCTTCTAGGAGTATTGAATTGGGAACTAGAAGAGAACACAGACACCAATTCGACATTTGATGATTTGTTTATTTTTGGTTAACAACTATTTGACTTTAGTAATAAAATCCATTATTATACACAATGATTCTACCTAAATATCTAACACAAAGAGGAAACACATGAAAGACAATTTACAAGATTTGATTCAACATACATTTGGCCTGGGAGTCATCGAACTCGTCAAGGTCGCAGGCACTGACAAGCAGACAGTAATCTCTGCAATCGCAGAAGATAAGAGCGTTATCGTTGAGGGTACTTTTGATACCCCGCAAGCAGAATTCGTCGGTACGTTCGGTATGCCTAACTTAGGCAAACTCAAGACTATTCTTGGTTTTGATGATTATGATGAACATGCAGTCATCAATGTTGCACGTAACAAAGACGATATCCCTACTGCTATTCACTTTGAGACTAAGGCTGGGGATTTCGTCAATGACTATCGATTGATGGGCAAGGCTATCATCGAAGAAAAAGTCAAAGATGTCAAATTCAAAGGCGCCAAGTGGGACGTTGAATTCGAACCTACTGTTGCAGGTATCATGCGATTGAAGAAGCAGGCTCAAGCAAACAGCGAAGAGATTCACTTCACTACTAAGACTGACAAAGGTGATCTTAAGATTTACTTTGGTGACCCGTCAACACACAGCGGTAACTTTGTGTTTCACCCTGATGTAGAAGGTACGTTGGGTCGTGCGTGGGCATGGCCTGTCAAGGTCTTCATGAGTATCATGGACTTGCCCGGTGACAAGACCGTAAGGATCAGCGATCAAGGCGCTACTGAGATCACTGTCAAGGGTCTTTGTGCTACATATCGTTATCTATTACCCGCACAGGCGAAATGATCAAGATACAGTCATCAAGTTATCCTTTAGTTTGGCAGATTGATAATAGTTACAGTCTGCCAAGCACTACTGGACAAGTTCGCTGGAACGGTCAAACGAAATGTTTTGAAGTTTGTGATAATAGTTCGTACAATGGCGGATGGATGCGTATTGACAATACGGTACAATTAACTTCCGATAGTCAGATTCAATCAGTAATTGAATGGGCTAAAAAGAAAATGATTGAAGATGAGAAGATCGAAAAACTCGCTAAAGAGTATCCGGCAGTAAAAGACGCTAAAGAAAAATTAGATATTATTATCAAATTAGTACAAGATGAAAATAGTAGCACCTGAAATAAAAATACAGATTAAAAATCATGATATAGGCCTTTGTATGCCGGACCGGTTTGGCTGGAAACCTAATTATATCTTTATTCCTATTCCTAAAAATGCTTCTAGTTACACAAAAAGGATTTGGGAACTACAGTGCGGCATGACAACGAAAATTCCTGATAATTTTATTACTAATCCAATTCAATTATCTAAAAAGAAAATAGTTGTATTGCGCGAACCTTATGAAAGATACATATCAGGATTATTAGAATATTTGTATCGATACATGTATCACGCTCAAATAAGTTGTGATCAGGTAGATTTTGATGATCTTTTTAAAACTTTTGCATTTGATGAACACACATCATTGCAAGTGCAGTTTTTAGAGGGTATAGATACAGATACTTGTATATTTTTAAAGTTCGGTAGTAGTTACTCTAACGATTTAATGCATCTAATTCAACATAAATTGCACAGAAATCAAAAATTTCAATTTCCGGGTGAAGAATTTACGGGTCGGAGATATGATAAAACTTCAAGCGCATCTGAAAAGGTAGCAATACTAAAAAATGAAACTTCAATCGTACCTTTAAAGGTAGAAATGTTAGATAAACTAACCGAATATCTTGACAATCATGAAGAAGTGGTGTTATCATTGAAAGAGTATCTTATCCCGGACTATAATCTTTTCAATAATGTTCAGTTCTACAACAACAGGTAAAATAGATGGAACAAATAAATTTATCAAACAATCATAAAAATGACTGGGCATTGTTCTTGCCAGCAGTCAGTAGTTTCTTTATCACTGGCTTGGGCAAGCAACGTGAGGGTGAAAATTATTTTCCTAGTGAGCGTATTCCCGCAGGCTTCAATGGTGATGTTGAGTGCTTGAACTTTTTGAATAGCAAGAAAGGCTTATATACTTATAAGTGGGGCCTCTATAGTGCAGGACATGCTAACTTAGATACTAATGTTGATGACCATGCAGAAAGCATCATACGTAAACGCGAAGAAGGTACGTTCATGCTAGGTGACAGTGGCGGATTCCAGATCATGAAGGGTCAATGGCCTGCTGATTGGAAAGATCCCAACTGCCCTAAGGCTATGAAGCAACGTAAATTAGTATTGAACTGGATGGATACATACATGGACTATGGTATGTGTCTTGACGTTCCATCACAGACTATTCGTAATCAGCATTTGCTTGATAAGCATGGTATACGCACTATCGAAGATGCTGTCAAGGCAACACATATCAATAATGAATACTTCATCAAGAACCGTAATGGTAGTTGTAAGTTCTTAAATGTATTGCAGGGTCTCAATCATACACAGAGTGATAACTGGTATGAAGAGATGAAGAAGTATTGCGATCCAAACATCTATCCGGATAATCATTTTAATGGTTGGGCGTTTGGTGGTCAGAACAAGATCGATATTCATTTGATGTTACGCCGTCTTGTGATCATGATCCATGATGGATTGCTTGAGCCAGGTAAGCATGACTTGATTCACTGCCTTGGTACTAGTATCTTAGAGTATGCAGTATTGTTCAGCGATATTCAACGTGCTATCCGCAAGCATCACAATCCAAACTTGCAGATAACTTTTGACTGCGCAAGCCCGTTCTTTAGCGCGGCTAAAGGATTAGCGTATTTTCAGAATAACATCGAACACGATAGTAAATGGTCATACAGCATGGAAAAAACGGCTGAAAACAAAGATTATGCAGTTGATAATCGGAAATTCAGTATTGCTGTATTGCAAGATGGGGTGCATAAAACATTCCAAGACAGTCCTATAACTGACAGAATGTTAGTTCGTGACTTATGCTACAGGGGTCATGGCTTTATCGGTGCTCATGGTAAAGAGACTAAGACTAGTTGGGACACATTGAGTTATACATTATTGCAGGCTCATAACGTATATCAGCATATTGTTGCTGTACAGGAAGGTAACAAGTTGTATGATCAAGGTGTGATTCCCAAGATGGTAATGAATGAGATTTTTGAGAAGATCAAATTCGGAGATATTGTTGAAGCGATTTTTGCATTAAAAGACAAAGAGAAAAGTCTCAATCTTATTGATAAGTATGATAAATTCTGGACACAGATGAAATCTGGAAGCCAGGGTTTCAGCGGCAAAAAGACAGTCAATGCATTGACTAAGTTTGAAGAATTATTCAGCGTACAAGAGCAGAGTAATAACATAGAAGAAGAGATAGAAGATACCGACGATTTAATATCGCAAAATTTAGAGAACTGATATGGTGGCATATACGAATCAAATACGCATATTAGAAAATAATCTCAAGCAGTTAGAACAGGGAACTGATAAAGAAGACCTGAAAAAAATGGCTGAGATTATCAATCAATTGCGTGTATTACGCAGATTAGAATGGGAAGAAAAATATGAAAGAGTTAATATGGAGGATGAGAGATGAGTGAAGATCCGGTAGTTTATCAAACTAATCAGGCACAAACTGATAAAAGAAATAGAATCAAGCAACACGCTAATCGTGTGATATGGGTTACCTTTCAGCGCGAGGGTATTCATAAGTATCCGGCAGCAGCCACAGATCCAAATCTAGCCGACGTGTCTTTTTTAGCCAACGAGCATCGTCATATATTTCATTTTAACGTTGCTATCGAAGTCACACATAATGACCGTGACATCGAATTCATACAATTCAAACGCTGGCTTGAAGCATTGTATCAAGGTACTTTACAACTAAATTATAAAAGTTGTGAGATGATATGTGATGATCTATATGAAGTAATTGCTACACGTTATCCTGACAGGTTCGTAGAAATCACGGTTAGCGAAGATGGTGAGAACGGCGCTACTATCACATACAATACAGTTAAACCTAATTTACAAGTAGTGATCTAATGAGTTTTAATACTCTACATCTACATCCTGAACCAGAATTGAATATGAATCCCACATATCGTGAGATTCCGTTATCAAAAGTTCCAATGGTTTTTGAAAATTCTTTCATGAATAATGTGCAGAAGTTTTTAGTGACCGATGACAATATGAAACCAATGCATGTTGAGATATTTGCAGAAAATACAGAGTTTCATGTGATGCGCGGTAGTGATACTTTGCTCATCGTCATAGGTGAGAGTTGGACTTATGGAGAATCTTTGCACGGTGTAGGTACCGGTGCAGGATACTTTAATTTTCAATCACAACTTGAAGGTTGCATGGGTCCTCGAATGGCAGAAGTCACGGGTTGGGACTTATATCAGTTCGCTATACCCGGTAATTGCAATCTTTACATGCATATGGAATTAGATCGCATATTGAAACATGTGTCTACTCTAGGTTACAAGCAGGTAAAGGTCGTATTGCAGATGACTGAAAATTCCAGAGAGATTCCAATACGTTGTAGTAAAAATACATCAACAATATTGAACCATGGCTCATATCCATTAGAACACTGGTTTGATATAGGAATAAACCAAGAGATTGATTTATTCGAATGGCTGGCTTTATATGATGATTTTTTCTTGAGTCATTATCATACCAGCCTAAATAGTTTCAATGCATGTCCTATCGAGGGCATACTTTGGAGAAACTTCACTAAATTAACCACTGATAAGAGAAGTTACAACTTCAAGATCATAGAACCTACTATGATCACTTATACTGGGTCATTAGTGAATCATGAGCATATACCTCCGACTTTAATGAACCCAATTCAATTTGATGATTTCTTTAGAACCATTGGGAAAAAGATCAAAGTGGATATGGACTTCATGGAAGAGCAGGTTAGGTTGATTGAAAAGATGTTTGATTACATCAATGGTAATGTGGATGTCAAAAATCTTATCTATCATAACAATCACCCGACCAAGATCGGACATCTAGTGTGGGCGCACGAATTGATACGTCAGGCTGGGTGGAAAAGTATTTGACTTATATTTTTAATTATAGTAATATATCAACTTGTGTTTAACAAATCTAGGAGTTAATAAACATGGCAAAGAATGAACATCGTTCAAACAATCGTATCAAGCAAATCTTTGATGATTTAGAGAAGTATCTTGATTTCTGTAAAAGTTTCGGGTACAAGTTTGACGAGGCAACTCTCTATGACAATAGGAGTTTCGCATTTCGCCAGTTCAGCAAATACATGGCCGGCAAAGATGCCAAGGATATGTGGGCTGTAGATGGTGGTAGGTAATACCAAAATAGTCTTAGTGACAGGGGGTTTCGACCCCCTTCACTCTGGACATATCGCATATTTCAAAGAAGCGCGTAACCTAGGGGACATGCTCATCGTTGGCATAAACAGCGATGAATGGCTTGCTAGAAAAAAAGGTAGAGCATTCATGCCCTGGAATGAACGTCTCTGCATAATCAATAACTTGTCAATGGTAGATGAAGTTTATACCTTTGACGATGAAGATGGATCTGCCAAGCATTTTATTCAGCAGGTTCGTGCGCATTATCCAGATTCAAAACTGATCTTTGCTAACGGCGGAGATAGAACCAAAGACAATATTCCAGAAATGGATATCAACGATGATAACGTTGAATTCATGTTTGGTGTAGGTGGAGAAGACAAACGTAACAGTAGCAGTTGGATATTACAAGAATGGAAAAATCCTAAAGTTATTAGACCGTGGGGATATTACCGTGTGTTAGATGAGAAGCCAGGTTACAAAGTAAAAGAGTTAGTTATCGAACCCGGCAAGAGCCTAAGTATGCAACGTCACTTTAATCGTAGTGAACATTGGTATGTGCTTAAGGGCAAATGCGATATTGTAACAGAATTCAGAGGTAGTATAATTAAAGTAATTAAGAATACTAACGAAGAATATATTATTGGACAATCTGTATGGCATCAAGGGCAGAATAATTATACTGAACCTTGTCATATACTTGAAGTGCAATATGGTTCAGAATGTGTAGAATCAGATATTGAGAGGCGTGATGCGTAAATTATATTACATGGGTCTAGAACCCTACAAAGCAAGATATACATTACAGTTGCAAGACTGGAATGAAACAGTATTTAAACAACGTAGCATTGATTATGAATTGGTGCACGGCGACACATTGACTAGTGATCAAAGTATCGTGACAGGTCAAGTGCTAGATGCACATGGTCGTAGTTACTTTGGTATGAGTCAGTTGATGACTTTAGTTAAATTAATGAAAGAAGGCAAAGTAACAAATGAAGATGTTATCTACTTTGAAGACATGTTTCAGCCGGGCATTGAGTCGCTTCCCTATATTCTTAATCAAGTTCCTAGCAATCTCCGTCCTCGTATATTTGTCCGTTGTCTTGCTCAGTCAATCGATCCGGATGATTTCGTACATGTATGGGGGATGAGCAAGTGGATGGGACTGTATGAGAAGATGGTCTGTGAACTAGTACGTGATTCAGGTGGTGCTATCCTCGCAAGTAACGAAGAGATGGTCATGCATATGAAGATCGCAGGCTGGGAATGTCCTATCTATAATATCAGTGGTCTTGCATTCGGTAAAGAAGAAGTACGTAGTCGTGTGAAGAATATCAAGCCTTTCGATATTCGAAAGCGCAGAGTTGTGTTTGCCGCACGTTGGGATCAAGAAAAACAGCCTGATTTCTTCATGGATATTATCGAAGAATATACAAGCGTTTACAACGGCGATGTAGAGTTTGCATTATTAAGCGGTGCTAAATTGCGTAGCAACAATAATTCATATATGGATCGAACACTAGACCTTGAGCGTCAAGGCAAACTAAAAATCTATAGCGACCTCGACAAGAACGAATACTATGAATTATTGAACGACAGCCGTGTATTGTTCAATTGTGCATTACAAGACTGGGTGAGCAATACAGTCAGCGAAGCAGATGCATTGGGCTGTAATGTGATTTATCCTGCTTATCGCAGTTTCCCAGAGACATTTGCCAATGATCATAGTCGCATGTATGTGCCTTGGTCTAAGATAGACGCATTGAATAAGATGAATCATGCAATCTATAATCCAAGTCC